CTGCCAATCCTGCTATCCGTGTCTTCCAGCTTCCCAGTTATACTACTGAATTTGAACGGATGATTGAACTCTTCCGCAGCTATGGGGATGAAGTTACTTCTATTCCTCGTCAGATGTGGGGAGAACCTTCTGGTGCTGCTGGTCGTACTGCTTCTGGCCTGTCTATGTTGATGGGTTCTGCAAACATTACGATCAAAGATCAGGTTAAGAACTTTGATGATGGCATCACTAAGCCGTTTATCTCTGCTATGTATCACTGGAACATGAAGTTCAATAGTGACTCTGACATTAAGGGTGACTATGCTGTTCAAGCTCGCGGTACTTCATCTCTTATCGCTAAGGAAATTAGAGCACAGAGTCTGATTAACTTTGCACAGATCACTAACAATCAGGTTGATCTTGGTACTGTTAAGCGTCCGAACATTATCCGTTCGATTGCTGATGCCCTTGATCTTTCTGATGATAACTTGGTGTACTCTGATAAGGAGATTGAAGTTCAGAAGCAGCAAGAACAGAAGCAAGCTCAGGAAGAACGTCAGTGGATGACCGACATGGTTGAGACTGCACGGTCTGAAGGTGTGAGCCCTGCAGCTTTGATTGACAGTTTGAGACAGCTTCGTGAAGATATGTCTCTGATTAGTCAGCCTGAACAAGCGTATCCTCAGAGTTAATATGATTGATACACCACTTAACGGTAGGCGTGTGAGCTTGGAGAAATCCTTCAGGCTCACGGCCAACGCCGACCTACAAAAAAATATAGTTGCTTACCTAAAGGTTCTTAGAAGCCAACGGTACAGTAAGTTACTAAGTCCTGATAATACAGATAACGTAGACCGACTTATCGGTGAACTACGTATGGTACAAAAGCTCTTGGATGTACTGGAACTTGGGAGCGAGCCCCTTTCGGATAACTTGCTCATGAGCCAAGCCAGTTAGGACTTAGGGTATTAACCCTCCCTAACTTAGTTATAAAAATATGAACGATCAGAACAACAAAGATTTCAATGAAGCCTTCGACGAACTTGCGAAGTCTTACGAAGATCCCTCTAAGGCAGAGCCTTCGTTTGATGATTTCTTTAGTGAGCCTGAAGATCCTTCCGAAGAAGAAAACGTCGTGAGCCAGAATGATGACGACGAAGTTCAGCCTGCAGAAGAACTGGAGCAAGAACAAGAAGCTCCTGTTCAGAATGAACAACAGACCACTGAGCTTCCTCTGAATTATAAAGAGCTTTATGAAAAGGCAAAGCGTGACGCTGAAGCACAGAATACTCTGTGGGCTAGCAGACTCACAGACCTGTCTCATAAGTATCAGGAACTCAAAGAAGCGAAGAATGCACCTGCACAGACTAAGGAAGATCCAGATGAACTTCCTGAAAATGTGAAGGAACTCTTTGAGATTCATCCTGAAATTGCTAATGCAGTGAAAACGCTTGTTGACACTAAGGTGTCTGCTGTTAAGAAGAACGTTGAGACTGAGCTTAAGACTCGGGTTGAACCTATTCAACAGCAGATCTTCCAGTCCGAAGCGGACAAACATTTCAGTACTATCCGTGCTGCCCACCCCGATATCAGTGCGATATTGGACAGTGGTGATCTCTTTACTTGGATTAACTCTCTGCCTCCTGTGATGCAGAATGGTGCTAAGTATGTGTATCAGTACGGTACAGCACAGGAAGTTATTTCTCTTCTGGACGATTACAAGTCTGCTCGTGGCGTTAACAAGCCACAGATGACTAGGGCTTCTTCTCCTCGGGTGCAGACAAACCCTGCGTCTGAGACTGAAGATATTGTTAAACAAGTGCTCGCTGCTATGGCAGTTCGTACTGGCAAGGAACCTATTGATATAAGCAATAAACCTAAAGCCAAGCCTCGTGAGAAGTCTTTTGATGAACTTGCTCGTGAGTATGAACGTAGCAGAAGGACGCGCTAAACTCGTTTTTGAAATTAGGAATTATATCTAATGGCTACTCCGAATACTATCATGCATACTGGTGCTACCAGTTCTTCTACTGATGGTACTCTTAGCACGATGGCTAATGTCTATGTCGTTGCTAAGATGCTCATCCGTGCTCTTCCCTACCTCGTGTTTGAAAAGTTTGGTCAGGCTTATCCCCTGCCGACTAAGAGCACGAAGACCGCTAAGTTCCGTCGCTTTGAATCTCTTGATGCCACGCCGAAGGAACTGACCGAAGGTGTTACGCCTACTGCTCAGACCTTCTCGGTTACTGACATTGAAGCCACTGTGCATCAGTATGGTAACCTCGTGACCATGACCGACGTTCTGCTCGATACCAACGACTCCCCTGTTATGGAACAGGTTACGCAGATCGTGGGTGAACAGGCTGCGGAAACTGTTGAAAACATGCGTATCGGTGTTCTGCTCGGTGGTACCAACGTTGAATATGCGAATGGTACTGCTCGTAATGAAGTGAACACGCCTATCTCTCTGCCCCTGCAGCGTCGCATTACGCGTAAGCTGAAGAACCAGAAGGCTCGTTTCCTGACCGATAGCATTAAGTCCACGCCTCGCTTCTACACTGAATCCATCTCTCCCTGCTTCGTGGCTGTCTGCCATCCCGATTGTGAAGCTGACATCCGCTCGATGCCTCACTTCCAAGACGTGAAGGACTATGGCAATACGTCTCCGTGGGAAAATGAAATTGGTGCTGTTGAAGGTGTGCGTTACCTCTTCACCACTCTGATGAAGAGCTGGCCGGATGCTGGTGGTGCTAAGACGAATGCTGCTGGTGACACGATGGTTTCTACCACTGGTACCAAGGCTGACGTTTATCCCATCCTCTTCCTTGCGAAGGATGCCTATGGTCTGGTGCCCCTGAAGGGCGCTGAGTCTCTGACTCCGGTGATCATCAATCCTTCTCACACTGAATCTGACCCGCTCGCTCAGCGTGCCCACGTTGCTTGGAAGACCATGCAGACCTGCGTGATTCTCAATCAGGCTTGGATGGTTCGCGCTGAAGTTGCTTGTACTGCGTACTAAGCCTTGACCCATATGGGGAGAACAACTACTCTTGGGGTTCTCCCCTTTCTCGTATCTAGCTCTGCTACACCTAGCTCTACAAACTAAATTTTAAGGTATATTCTTTATGGCTAACACTCCTGTTTTTACTGACACCGATCTCAACTCTGCTTCTGATATGCAGATTCGGGATATGCTCTTTGAACGTGGCCTGCACATTCCGTTGACGGAAGACAACAAACTTATTCGTAAGCACGCTGTTCGTCTGTTGATGGATTGGAGACAGGATCATGCTGGTGTTGACTCGACTGCACGTAAGTGCAGGGTTATCTTTCATACGTCTTCTAATCCTTCTGCTGGCCCTTATGTGTTTGCTTCTGTGAACAGTAAGAACTTTCAAGCTCCTTATGGTAAGGAAGTGATTGTTCCTGAATACATGCTGCGTGAATGCATTGACCGTGCGTACACTACGTCTTATCAGACGCAGCAGGATGAGTTCGGTCGGCAGTCTACTGTTGAAGTTCACATTCCTACGTATCCCTATACGTTCCTTGGTTATGTTGAGGAACAGGCTGATGGGACGGAAGAAGTGGTTCCCACTCCTGAACAGGTTGGTAAGATGGAAGCTGATGCTCTTGACATCCAGCTGACGATGCCTGTGAAGCGTGGCCCCGGTCGTCCGCGTAAGAATAGTTAGTCTAACATTTTGCTTACTTGAGGGTAATAATGAAAGTCTCTGATATCATAAGTAGAGTAACTCTTCTGTATAATGATATGGACTATGTTCGACTCTCAAAGCACCAGTACCTTGAGTTTCTTGACGATGCTATTAATAAGCTGATCATGATGCGTCCTGACGTATGGGTTAAAACTGACATAGTGAAGTTGAACCCCGGTATTCGTCAGACTATTCCTGACGATGCTTATGCTCTCATTGACATCTACTGTAACGCTACAAAGGAAGAAGACAACACCTTTACGTTTGGTGAACCTGTGTTTCAGGTAGAGCGTAGAGATCTTGACTACTTCTCTGATTGGAGACGAACTACTCCTTCTGACGTTGTCTACGAATTTGTGTATGATCGTAAGACACCTCGGCAGTTTCTTGTTAACCCTCCGGTAGCAAAAGATAAAGATGTTTATGTAGAAATGGCTTACTCTGCACCGTATGCTTCTTTTGCAGAAATGGATGTTGATACTGCTATGCAGCAAGACTTGCAGCTTATGGGCAACTATCGTGGTCCTATTATAGACTACATGCTGTACCTTGCGTACAGTACTGATAGTACTTCTGCAAATGACAGGCAGCTTGCACAACAGTACGTCCAGTCTTTTTATCAGTCTTTGGGTCAGGAGTATAATGCTTCTGTAGTTGCTATGCCAAAGATTGATGAGCTACCTACGAATCTTGGGGAGGCACAGCCAAACAATGATTGATCATTTTAATAGCGCTGTTTGGGAAGACTTCTTTAAGTACGTGCGTCCTGACGTGCATGGTTGTCCCGTGGCTATGGTGAAAGAAGCTCTGCGAAACGCATGTATTGAGTTTTGTGAGAAGTCTCTTATTTGGCAGCAAGAGATCTATTGTGGAGATCTTATTAAGGATGAACCTAGGTATGGCATCAATATCATAGGTAAAGATGCTACGCTTGTGATGCCTGTCACTGTTACTATCCGTGACGCTGATGGGGATCAACTTCGTCAGTTTCAGGTAGAGAAAACAAACAGGCAAGACCTTGACTTGTACTCTCCTGATTGGCGTCTGCGTAAGGATAAGCATCCTAAGTACTTCTACATGGAGAATCCTAATGTGATGCGCCTTGTAGGCGTACCTACGGAAGACATTCCTGAAGCGTTGCATATGCTTGCTGCTGTGAAGCCTACACGAGAAGCTGATGAGATCCCTAAGTTCCTGTATACGGACTGGGCTGAAACCATCGCTTCCGGTGCACTTGCTTATTTGCATAGTCTGTCCGGTAGAGTTTGGTCTAAGCCTAACCTTGTGAACTACTATATTCGCAAGTTCCGTGCGGGTATCTCTCGTGCTAAGTCTAAGGCTTACAAGTCTTGGGTTGCTCAGTCGAAGACGATGCTCCCTCTTAAACATAAAATTTTCTAAAAGGAAATAACATGTCTGGTTTTAGTACTTATCTTGACAACAAGATTCTTGGCCATGTGTTTAACGGTACAACCTATAACACGCCGGCTAAGTACTGGGCGCTGTTCACGTCTTCCACTGGTTTGACTGATAACAGCTCTGCTAGGAATGAGGTTACTGGCGAAGGTTACGCTCGTGTTAAAGCTGATA